CGATGAGGGGAGGGGGTGTCTTTTTCGAGACCCCTCCCCCTATGTTAAAACAGGCCGGTTTTCATTCGTTTTGGGGTGGGTTAGGGTCTAAAACCTCAGTTTCGTCTTCTTTTTGAACCATTTTGTAAATGTTTCTGAAGTCAAACTTGATGATTTCTTTAATTGCACGGGCAATTTCTTCATCATTCTCCCTCTCAGTCAACGAATTTGAAGTTTTCGCAATTCTCGCAAGATAAGAACACGAATTATACCCCTTCTCTACGTCATATAGAAACCAATTTGTGAAATCTTCAAAAGGATCGAAAGGATTATCGATTGTTGTCAGCATTGACTTCATGATTATTCTCCTTTCTTTCTTTTATTCGTTTTCTTTTAAGAGTTTCGACACTGTTGAAGGAGAAATTCCGTATTTGTCAGCAATTTCTCGCATTGTATAGCCGATTCTGAGCATGGCGGCCATGTTTGCGATCTTGGCGGGGGAGGTTTCCTTCTGTGTTCTGGGCGTTGCTCTCTTGCGAAGGTCGTCCATGTCTGCATAATTCATGGCCTGACGGAGCAGAGTCTTACTGATAGCACCCGCGTTGACCGCTTCCCACTCCTTGTCAGTGAAGACGACGGGGGTTCTGTGTGCTCCGACCTGGTCACGAGCTTCAGTAAGGGCTATCTGTCTCAGCTTCTTCTCCTCCTTCTTATCCATATCGGGATAAGCCTTCTTTTTGGCATCGATAGTTGCATTTGCCATGGCATTTGCGATTCTTTCTCTAGGCTGGTTGAGCATAGAAACGTTGACCTTATCCCTTATCGACTGGGCTTCTGCTGCATAGATCTTGGCTGCAGCAGGATCGTAAGCAGTCTCTTTTACTGCCATCATCTCTTTACGAGCCCGGTTGGCCATGGCTTTTCTCTGATTAGCGTAGTGAGCATAGAGATTTTCCATTGCTGTGCCGGAAGACAGTGTCATGGCATCGTCGGTCTCCATCATCTGAGTAGAACGCTGGGTACGCGTTTTTACCTTACCGTTCTTATCGGTGTAATAGAGCTCGTCTGCCAGCTTATAGGATACGGTCCCGTCCTCAGGGTTGATGACCGGGGCTCCCTTTCTCTTCAGAACAGACGCTTGGCCCTTAGCTCTCGAGATGAGGGTCGAAGCAGACTCGGTGTACTTCCCGTTCTCCATACGTCCCTGATAGGTACGTTTAAGAGCGGGGATACCGTTCTCTTTTTCGCTGCGCTTGTAGTCAAGGTTATGCTTGGCGGCATCGATTACCACCATACTGTGCTTAACCGCGCGGGCTATCTCGTGATCGTCAGCGCCTCGAAGTGTCATGTCGGTAATCAGGTTTGAGATCTTGCCCATTTCGATCTGCGTGGCGTCTTTGCTAAGGCGTTTATACGGAACATTTGTGCTGCCTGGACCGTATTCCCATTTAGCATCAAACCCTTTAAGATCCTCAAGTTCAGGCCTGTTCTGAATCCTGACACGTGAGTTAGTAGGAATCACCATAACCGTGTCGCCATCGAAGTCCGCGCCCGACAGCTGTTCTGCCACACGCGAATTGATACCTACAACGTCCCTGGTATCACTGCCGATCACACGCTTTCCTTCCTGATTCTTGTTGTTAACGGTAAGAATGGGTATCTCGAATGTCCCAGCATGAGGGTAACGAATCAAAGCCACCTTCTCGCCATCCCTGTAGTTAGGAGCATAGACCTCGGTGTCGCTAATGTTGGTCAACGGCAATATAACCTGGTACTTCTGCCTCGGAAGAGACGCCGCTTTCAGATGAACCGCTGCCGAGTCACACTCATCTGCGAAATCCTGCAGAAGTTTCTTCTTAACAGTCGGCTGAGTAAGCTTGCAGATCTCATCAAACTCCTGATTCATCTCAGCAAGCGACATGTTCAACTGCTTTTTAGCAAGACTAATAGGCTGCTTTGATAAGAACTGAGAAGGAAGACCGTCTTTCCACTCCTGCCAATCGCCTTCCTCTCTTGTCTTGTTCACGAGACTGAGCTTTTCGGTGCCGTCTTTGGCAATATAATAGGACTGCCCACCTTTCTCCTTAAGCAAGGCGCCGAACGGATTGCTCGGATCATCTTTAATGTGCTTGAGGACGGTGTTATCTCCCTCTCCGCACACAGGAGTGCCTCTTCGCTTGTTGGTGTTAAATATAACGTCGACACCCGGAGGCATATCGTCAGAATAGAAGGCCATTCCCTTGAGATAATGCGTTCCGTCGACAAGGATTCTCACCTGTGCATAATGAGATTTGCCAAGAGAAAGATCTTCGACGCCCCGTCTGATCTCGATGGTGCCATCTTTCTTAATTCCGCCATCTTCTGCGTAACGAACCTGCAGTCTGCTCGAATCCATGCTCGCGGGATAGGCGAATCTCGGCTTGATCTTCTCTCCATCCTCAACCAAGATCTTGTCGTAATCTTTAACAGAGTGAATTTCGCCGAAATTATACATTTCTTTATGAGGTGTTCCCGGAGGACAAAGAACCTTGACGTTTGTCTGCTGTCCCTTATGCGTTACCTGAGGAATACCGCCGCCATAAACCTCATAACCCTCACGCTGAAGAATATAAAGAGCTTCGTTCAGCTTCTCGCGAGACACACCAAGCTCTCTCTCAACCATGGCGCCAACGTCGACGATTCCTTTCTTCTCGACGACCTCTCTCAGATAGTCGGCCGTTACCTGAGCTTTATTCATCCGCTCCTCAGAATGCTCGTTAAGAAGAGATCTGACGGTGGATTCGTTCACACCCATCTCTCTGCCTATCGCATTCGGCCCCATGCCCTGAGCTTTGAGTCTCTTAGCGGTTGCGACCTTTGCCGCACGAACCTCATCCTTCGCCAGGGTGACTTCTGTTCTGAACTGTGTCGTGGTAAGACCAAGAGTCTTTGCGATAGCCGTATCACCTTTAAAGACTTCTCCTGTATCAGGATCTGTGAAGGTTACACCTTTCTTACGCATCTCCTGAACACGAGTCATAAAGTCTTCGGCAGATGCAGAATGTCCCTGATTCGGGTTTTCACCAGACCCAAGCGGATAACGTCCGGATCCTCTGCCCGGAGCACCGTCCAGTTTGCTAACGCCATAGTGCATCAAGATGTCGTCTGCAATATAATTACTCATGAAAGCTCCTCCAACCTGATCTTTGTGATGATCTTGTCGAAACTGATAATCTTATCCATAATCGGATCAATATCTTCTGCTGTCGGATTCAGAACAGCGATCTCGTCAGTCTGATAGATTCGCAGTTCCATGTCGATTTCTCTCGGCTTGAAGTCATACTCCAAACAAAAAAGAGCAGCGTATATTTCAAGCTGCTCCATGTGAGTCGGTGCGACTCCAGTCTTAAGATCGTGTATTCTCAGCAGTCCGTTTCGAAAAGCAATAGCATCTGCTGTACCGAAGGCATTCGGTGAGTAATATAATATTTGCTCGGGTTCCATCTTGTAGCCAATAGCATCGTTCACATACATGTTCAATGTCTTGGCTGATCTCGGAAGTTTCTGTCCGAGTTTGATGCACTGTGCAGCAAAGTCATGAAGCTCGGTTCCTTTCTGTGCTGCCAAGAAGTTCAAATACGATTGAGCGATCTTGTCTTCGTCGTAGTTGATCCAGTGGTACTTGCTCGCCCCAAGATAGGCGTGCTGACCCTTAAGATTTGAATGCTCGTTGAAGTTCATCTAAGACTTCCTCCTTGTTTTCAGGACAGATGAATCTTGCAAAGGACATCTTATCCAGCAAACCAATATAATATTCCTGGTTTGGTTGTCTCTTAGCGCCCGCGAACTTTTTACATTCCAGAGTTGCCCACTTGTTCTTGTACAATATAAGCAGATCCGGAATCCCCTGAATGTAGCTTGAGTCAAGCTTCATGACGATACAGCCGACAAACAGGTCTTTCAGTTCTTTGATAAGATTCGCCTGAAAGTCTCGTTCCTGTTTCACAGCTGTCTCGCCCTCCTTTTCAAGCAAACATAAGAGAAGGTGAAAAAACTAAAAACAGCAGTTTTCCTTCTTCCTTCTCATAAAAGGGCATGTTTTTTTCGCGCGCCGTATTTTTGCAAAAAATAAGAGCCCTCGTAAAGAGAGCTCTAAACCAAAACATACAATATAATTCTTAGTCTAAGTCATACTCGTATCCAATGTAAGATTGCTGTAATAATCTCCTGTTACTGTCTTGTAGATCTTCCCACCTCCTTTGCTCATCGTCTCTTCTCTCAAGTCGAGAGTCAACCATAGCGTTAATGATGTCCTCGATTCTAACTGTTAACATAGTAAAACCTCCTTATGATTTGAATACTATAATTTGCTTAGAATAGAATTCTTTTCATAAAGAGGCATGGGATTTTCGCGCCTGCCTAAAGGGCAGAGAAAGAGCCCGAGACCCCTTCACTAATCTCAGGCTCACACAATATAATTACCACTCATCACTGTCATCCATGATGACTTCGTAACCAGCTGCCCATCTGTAGTACAGATCTTCGTGGATCGATCTTCCACAGTGACTACAGATAAAACAAATATCTCCTTCGTACTTCATCGTGTTTCGAGCGCCGCAATAGATGCAGTCGCCGGAAGCTATCGTCCCTCTTAACGCTTCGACCTCCTGATCAATGATAGCTTCCTGTTCGTCGTCATAATACTCGTTTCCCAGCATCTCATTGAATCTCCTTTCTTGTCGCTGCTTTATACTCCCCAAGACCCAATATAATTACCAAGTCCAAAGCAGTAATGCAGCTACCACCTCCTTTCAGTATACGTTCAGTGCGGCTCCTTCGCAATCACTCCTTTTCCGCTTAGCCCATCGTAAACAACAAGTCCGCCGCCTCGGATCTGAACTTGTATCCTCATGTATCCATACGGCAAATATCCAACCGCCAGTCTTCGCCATGTCGGATACTTTTGACGAAACTCATTGTAGAGATCAGACCACTCTACTTTCTTGTCCATTTTGCCTCCATTTTTCTGTGGTACATAAATTGGCCCACTTTGCCCACTTTTTCGGGCTTATTTATTATATATTTTTATTTTTTTCCTCGTACGTAATTAAAGAAAAAAAGTGGGTAAGTGGGCCATAGATGTACCACAAAAATCAAAAAGCCCGGAAAATCAACGTTTTTTGAAGGTTAGAGGCCTCTAATTTTGGCCCAAAAACGATTTTAAAAGTGGGCCAAAACCCAGAAAAGTGGGCCAAAAATCGCCGATTTATGTACCACAAAAATAATTTTTTCAAGAATTTTTGGGTTTGGCCCACTTTTTCTGACCCGTGGCCCACTTTTTAAAATCAAAATGGGCCAATAAATGTACCACAAAAATACTCTTCCCATACGAGTTCGAGGCCATAACGAAGCAATTCAGAACGGGTTTTTCCGGTCGCCTCAGCCAAAACATCAAGCCTTTTCTTCTGATCCAACGTAAGTCGAAGTCTATAGGATTCGCCTTTTCTATTCGTCTCTTCTTTCTTCTTCCTGCCCAATATAATACCTCCTCAGCGATTCGCAAGCTCTTTGAACTTGTCCATATACCAGACGGCCTTCCGAATGTCCTCATCACCATTCTTCTGCTCATGCCGCCAATGGTATTTGAAAGCGTTTAAAAGACAGAAATTCTTCACGGCCTCAATCCCGAAAACCTGCTCCATCGCATCAATACACTCGACCTTACCGTCAGCATAATGCTTGGGTCTGTTTACGCTGTCGAATTCCGGTGCTACCGAAAATATGACCTTGTTATCACCCTTAAAATCCAACCGACTCACCGTCCTCTCCCGTTTATACGATCCTCTAAATCGCTGTAAATTTCATAACTATACAGCCATGGACGCTCTTCTCGATTCTTACCCCATTTTGCTGAACTTGCGGAATAATGCCCCTCGAGATGTTCTTCGTAATATTCGTTTCTTACAAAAATGACGAGGATTCCGCTAGTGCAGTCGTAATTGTTAACCTTGCACGGAAGGTAATCCCAGACGTGATCCGTATTTTTTCTGGCGTCATTCACGCTGCCTTTAAAAACGGGCATATTCTGATCAAAGACGTTCGTTTCGAATATCCAGACCTTCTGATAATACTTCGTAGCGTCCAACATTTCATAAAGAGTCATCCCGATTTCTCCTTTCAATACACAGCTCTGGTCGCGAGAACTCTCCCCAAAGCTACCAGTGCATCCGGACAGCCAGACACATCCACAAGCACGCTGCGATGTCCAGGCTTTCTCTGCACGTACACAACCTCATCGCTCTCGATGTGCTGAAGATCCATAACCGACGAGAATCTGCCGCTCCTCAAAATATCATCCATTACTCTCTGCAGATCTGACACCGGTAATCACCTCACTGTGCGGAAGAGTCTCGATCCATTTGCAGAACCCAACCCATTCATCAAGCTTGTGGTTCTGACGAGACCTATATATATTAGAAAGAACTTCGTAACTCATCATGACTGTGCGAAGCTGCATGTAGCTCGACGGCAGGAGCTGAATAAGCTGCCACCAATCCTCTTTTCTCTTCCCATCCAAATATAACTTCCGATCAGCATTGATAAGCTCGATCGTAGATTTCAGATGTTCAAGCTCATCGGAATACAGATGCTCGCACGAGAAGTCATTCAGACTCAGATCCCGAGAATGAATCTTGTGCATCGTCGAGCACGAGTTCGCAACCGTCCCGACCTTGTATGTATCGAACTCTTTCCACCAATATAATGGAGCCGTGATGTCGGCATACACGACAAGCATCCGTCTGAACTTGGCATGATCACGTCCGGCAGAAGCGAGTTTCTTCATGAGCTCGAGATCTTTATCTCCCACTACAACATAATCGACGTACATCTCGTCAGGCCAGGGGAATCCATCGCCAAGAATGTTGTAAGCGTCTCCGGTGTCGTCCATAAAGTACGAATCGCTCTTCTCCCATGACTCCAAAGGGTTTCTCATTCCGCGAATCGCGTGCTCCCAACCCACAACTTCCGTAACTCCGATCTTAATCATATCCCACTACACTCCTTTTCCTGTGTTTTGCCGCAATAGTTCTCAATAGCCTCGAGATACCCCGAAAATGCCTTATTTTCGGGCTTTTCCGGCTCTACATACAAGGTTATACCGCTATCTGTCATCTTAAGATTCTTATCTAGATTAGAATCTGGCAATAGACATCTCACTACATCGTTGAGCTTTCTGACCTCATACTCAAGCCGCTTGACACGTTTGTGCAGCTCCATGACCTGCGCCTCAAGCAGCTCAATATAATTGAACAGGTTCTCTTTCGTCTTGACTCGCTCTCTGGCCTTCAGTTCTCTCCATTTGGTTTTCTTGGTGAAATCAGACATTACAGCAGGCAAAATATCACTCTCCTTTCTTTCTGACAAAACAAAAGAGCCCATGCGTTATGCATGAGCCCTAAACAAGTCACCTTCCGATCATCCTCCAGAATTTCGAATTCCATGTTCTCTCAGTGTAATACTGTATCAGGTCGATGAGGTGGATTTTTCCATCTTTGTTCTGCTGTCCAACAGCCGACCAAATATCAACCACCCTATTATCTCCTAAAAACCTTGCAACAATTTCCTCAAACATAGTCTCTCCTTTCTTAAAGCGAATGTCTTCGTTTCATAAAGAGGCATGTATTCTGCGCGTGCCAAAAACAAAAGAGCCCATGCGTTATGCATGAGCCCTTAGTGAAACGATTTGTTAATCACCACAATGTGTTCTCCAACACAAATATTTCTCGTTCTGTTTCGAGTCTCGTTGCTGTCTTCGCATCTGGTATGTACACTAATTCTCCGTCTTCACTTTCCAGCATGAATTCCATATAGTCCATAATATAGCTCCATTCTTCAAAAGCATTGTTATCGACTACCCACTGGTGTTCATTAACTATGTAATCAAACGTATCGATGTCATACACCAGATATCGTCCTGCACGATAATCGTTACTTACGATCTCTTCATATCCCAGGTTGTGCCACATAATAAATACCTCCTTAAAATATAACTTTCGTTTCATAAAGAGGCATGTATTTTACGCGTGCTTAACTGTTCCCAAAGAATTTACCCTCGTTAAACTTCTTCTTGGTCTTCAGTGCTCTTGCAATCGCCAGATCAATCCCGCTGCGAGACTTCAGATGATAGTACCAGAGATCTCTGAAAGGCGTATTGAGGCGGTCTATGCGTCCCGAAGCCTGCGTCATGACCTTGTACGAGTAATTCTGACTGTAGAATATAATCGTGTCAGTCTTAACCGAATTCCACCCCTCGCAGCCAGCCGTGTATTGAACGAGGTAGATCCAGCTGTCTCCTTTTGGAAGCGGCTGATGTTTGTGACCGTTCCACTCGGCTATTTCCGTCCCGTGACAGTAATATTTACCGATGTTCCTCAGAATCTCCAGCTCGTAATCGAAGTTGTAAAATATAATTACCTTCGGGTGTTTCTCAAGAATCTCCAGAATCGCAAGTGTACGAGACTCATCCTCATTGACGACCTTCCGCAAGGCATAGCAGAACTCGCTCGCATTCTCAATCGGACAGTTCTCCCACGGATTCCAACGATTGCGAATGATGTCTCGATACTTTGAAATATCATAGTCGACATACACGTCTTCGTGGTGAGACACTGCTTCCCGCTCAAATTCCATCGTGACGAGTATAGAGTTACGCAAACGGATCAATCTGCCTGTGTTCAGATACCGATCGATCTTCGGATACTTGGTGAAACGACTGTACACGACGTGATTCCGGACAAATTCGCTCTTGTTCTTGAAGAAACCGTTGGCAATGAAGACCGGAATATAATCCGACCAGGTATCTCCGGGCGTAGCGGACAAGAGTATCCAATCATTTCCACGGGCAATTTTCAGAAATGCCTTTGTCCATGCTCCGTACCCGACAACTCGCTGCTCGTCAAATATAAAGAACGCATTGCGAATATTGGCGTATTTCTTAATATTGTTCCACGAGTCGACAACCACCTTATTTTTATTCGGGTTACAGTCTGAATACGGGGCAAGCAAGAAATTTGACAGTTCTCCCTCCCACTCGAAGTCATCTCTCTTTTTAGCAGTTGTAATGATGTAGAGATCTTTGGGATTAGTCATTTTCTTATAGGGATTCAAAGAACCCCCGTGTTTTGTGAAAAAGTAATATAACGCCGTAAGACTTTTACCGCTTCCCACGCCACCATTTAAGATGCAGCCGTTTTTCATGCGTTTGACCGCATCGAGCTGATAGTCTCGCAACGTGATCCCCATATCGATGCCATCACTCCTCCTTTTTCTTGGTCAATTTCAAATATAATTCCTCTGCTTCCTGCTTGTAGAAGCTGTTCAGGAGCTCGAAATGCTCTTCTGTACGCTTAAACACCTGCAGACAGAAGATTCCGCCGTCCGGACTCCAGTCGATTCCTATGATTAAGTTATTCATAAATCTCCTTGCACTACATCTCGTGCTCTGTTATGCTTTCGTGCTACATCTCGTATGACGTGGGAAGAGACGATCATAAGGAGGTGAAGCGAATGATCCCGACAAATATAGATAAAGACGTTGCCATCGTCTGTGTAGTAACTTTTGGCGCCTACTACATAACCACATTGATAGTAGACGCAAAATATAATCGAAATCGTTGCGTTAGTATCAGCAAAGATTCCCTACGTCTTTGTTCAACTAATTCCGCAACTTCTCTGCCGGTCACAAATATCTAAATGTCATCTTCCCACGACAACGAGACTTCGGGCTGCTGACCTAGGCGCAAGGCCCGTGTATCTTGTAGTCCATTTAACCTTGGTTATGCCAAAGCACCCGAAAATATCATTTCTCAGGTATCACGCGATTTTCAAACTTTTTATACGCGTCGAAATACCATTCGTTTTCGTTTCCGTTATATGTAAGTTCGTAATACATCCCGTCTGTAAGTGAGCTGGACAAAAGGTACTTCCAGTTCTGAAGGGCTTTGCACTTCCAGACGATAAAAACTTCGAAATACGGAACCTCATCCGATTTATCTAAATGCTCGTAAATATAATCCCAGACGATATGAATCGCTCTTCCATCGAATGTCGGCATTATGCGTCACTCCTTCTCTTTAAAATTCACCGGTTTCTGGGTTCCCTCGTTAACCGGCTGCTCAAGGCACTCGTTACAAGGGCTTTCCCACTCAACCACTTTTGCGTGCTTGCATTTCGAACTGTAGAGATCAAACCTGACCTCTTTGTTCTTTGTCAGATCACTCATCCGGGCCCTCCATTTCAGCATACTTGTCGGCAAACTCATCCTCTTCGATCGTCACGTACATCGTCTTGAGGTAAGCCTTGATGCCGGTCTTGCCGTTGACTTCCCAGTTATACGGACGAATTGTCAGGTCGACGTTGCGAATATCCGCATAATCCAGAGAACCGATGCTCTCCTCATCCAGCATCGACTTGCCATGCCGGTTCACCAAATATACCTTCGGCGGGATCACCTCAAAGCTCACTGACACCTGCAGATAGTGGCGAACGTCCTCATCCTCGTCTCTCGGCTGAAGCGCACGTACGTTCCAGCCATCGTCGGCGAGATGCTGAGCCATTTCAGGATCGTCGATAAACACACAGAAACTGCGGACACCCTCACGATTGTAGCGGCCTTCCTTGCCGGAAAAGTTTCTAAATATCACTCTCGCGTTCTCAATAACGATGTTGTCAGTTTTCTTATACGCCATGGTTCTTATTCTCCTCCTTAAACTCTTTCATGCGTTTTTCCCACCGGGCAGTTTTCTCGAGACGAAATCTGTTGACTTCGCCCCGATCAAGCACTCCTGCCGTATACAGCACACTGAGGCACAGCTTCACGTCCGCTGCCTCCTCGTTGAGATGCTGCAAAATATCACTCTTGGTCATCGGTGTAGGGTTCTCATACCGAATCTTTCTCGCCATCTTCAAACAAGCCTGAGCGAGCTCGGTACATTCCTCGGCACACTGCTCGAGAGTGGCCGGCAAACCGATTTCATTAACAAGATCAAGCAAAATATAAACTCCTTTCTTTAGGCAAACGGTACTTCTTCGTCGACGCCTTCTGGAATGTTGAGGAAGGGCTCCGGTTCGATCGGCGCAGAGAAGGGTTCGTCAGCTGTGAAACGCTCAAAGTCTCCGTATTTGGAGATCTCATCGCGAGCCTCGTTCGCCAGTTTCTTGTAGTAGCTGTCGTCAATGTCGTCCTCCTTCTCGAGGGTCTGCACCATCTCCGACTCAAGCCATCGATAGCCCTTAGAGCCACTGATGGCGAAGTATTTACCGTCTTTCATTCGGTATAACACTCCGCCACCGCAACCCTCTTTGATAGGACAGAACTGACCAACCCGCCCCACGAAAATATAATTGTGACCTATAGCGATTTCTTTGGTTAACCGCTGCCCCTCTGCCTCGAAGGTCGTATCAGATATCTTTCCGTGCTTGTACTGCGTCTCAAGCTTCTCCAGATCCTTCTCAAACCTGCTGACATCCGCGAGGTCTTCGTTCATGTCGAGGTAAATATCACCCTGTTTCACTTCCTTCGTCTCGCAGAAGTCTTTGAACTCCAGCTTCTCGTGGCTGAACAACGTCTTGAAGACATACGGGACAGCAAACTGTTTGCCCGTGACAGTCCATTCGCCATTCTCTTTAGCAATATAATCAGCCGCATTTACCTGACAAATTCTGTCGTAGGTTGCTTCATGCTCGAATGTGTAGCCGTACGTCCGAGCGAGGCCCATACAGAAACCGATAATATCAGGCGTGGCATTCGCGATCTTGATCGAGTCCGTCTTAATCGCCACGATCTTAAACCCGCGAGCCTCAACCTCATCCTGAAGCATCCTCATAAAGAGTGCGCCACGTAGAGCTACGATGTTGTTCTTGTTGCGTTTGTCTCTGAACGGATTGTCGAACGCCGCTGCCGTCAAGCCATAGACGCTGTTGATCGCGATCTTCAGAGCCTGTGCCAGATCCTTCGCCGTTGACTCATCCGTTAAGTATTTCTCAAGTTTCCCACCGAGCATTTTTTTCGCAGCCGCATAGTCGCCGTGTTTGATGGCAATTCGTGCGTCAAGAAGCTCCTTAAACCGACTCGTGTACTCACCGAAACAGTTCATGGCAATAATTGAGTGCGGATGCATGGAAGCGATGTCTAGCAGCGCCACGTTGCTGTACATCCCCGGATTAGCGAAAATATAACCGCCGAATCCAACATCTGTACCGCGATACATGTTGTGCTGCTTCCCGTCCTCTCCGTACTGTACGAACTCGTAACCCGGGAACGTCTCGGACAAGTCTGTGTACACGAGATTGGGGTGCTTCTCCCTGCCAAATATAATTCTGGTTGTCAGAGAGTTGGTCGTATCGTTGACCGACATACCAGCCACATCGGCCAGAATCTCTCTGGCGACATAGTCTGGTCTGCGTGAATTAAACGTCGCTTCTGTCGCGATGACGTCGTTGTCGCAGTATTCGCCGACCTTGTCCCACAGATTCTCAGGCACGGGCTGATCCCAAGGCAGTCCAAGCTCTCTGTGGTGAATGCCCAACTCGATCTCGAACTTCTTCAAAGACTGTTTCTTCGAGCTGAAGTCGTAGACATCCGTATAGGACAAGTTGTATGCCTCGCCGAAGAACGCTTCCTTGTCACCAGATATAATTCTCTGAGACAGCTTGTAGAGTCTCTCATTGTCGTAGCCCATGAGTCTCGCATACAAAATATGATTGTCATACCGTCTGCAGTTGAAACCCACGAGTTTGAACTTCAAAAGATCCTCAATTTCCTGAGAAGTCGGATTCACCAATCGGAGGACAGGCTTTCCCTCTCCCGGTTTCTTGAAGCATACGAGAAACAGATTCGGGAAGACCTCCACGTCGTAGAAGACAAGCTCGTCCTCTACACTCTCGACCGCTTCCGACGTCTGCTCCGACTTGAACTTCATCTTGTTGACGATCTTCAAACACTGGGAAGCCTGATGAGTGCTGTTTGCCGCAAAAGATATAATTCTAGCGTGCATGTCCGATACGTCATACGGTATACCGCTCTCGTAGGCGTCCTCCAGTATCTTAAATATAAAGTCGACGCTGGGTTTGGTAGCGCCGTGAACCTCCTTTCTCAGGTTCTTTTCTATAAGGTTTCGTATCCCCTTTTCACTTTTTATTACTGTCTGGCTTACCACTTTCTCCTCCTTTAGTGGCAACCCGGAACCGATCGTAGCGATTGGCAGATTGTTGCACTTGGTCAGCATCCTCCGCAAAGAACTGTTTCCGGTCGGTACCTTGACCTCAATGTCCTCTGCGTAGATGTATCCAAGCTTCTTCGGATCTCCTTTGTAAATATAATGCAGATGGATCCCTGCCCCGCTTTTGCTGAGCTCCGCATAAGTCGCCGGCCATTTACTCGCCTCCTTTAGATTCAGCTCAAACGACTTATTCCCATCCTTATCCTTCAGATCGAAGTCGATCACAATGTGGTTAGGCGGAAGCTTCACGTAATGCAGCTTGCGTGTATCGAGATCGCTGAGCGTGGTTTTGACGTCAGCCCAGGCAGCTCCCGGCTTTCCGCTGGAGACCGCATACTGTGCAGGACAATCACAACACTCCTTGTCGAAGATCGATTCCTGGTCTTCAAATATAATTCCGGTGCTTACTTCTCCATTGTTTTCATCCTCATCTTTCTCGTAGTTCATGAACTTGTCTGCTATGAACCCAGAGTAGTAATTACGAACTCTTGTGCCGTCATCCCCACGAGAACGCTCCTCGAAGTTCTCGAAGTAGTTCTTGAGTTCTTCCTGAAACGCCTTGCGAGAATATGGATACGGCACCTTGGCATCCTCGCAGTATGTCTTGTACATTTCCCACGCTGCCTTGAGCGACACGCCGTTCTCTTTCTTGAAGACATGAAACGAATCCAAAATATAATTGAAGAAGTCGTTCGATGCCGTCAGCATAGAGGTCGGGACATAGTCGTCATACAACCCGGGGTCTGCCAAATATACTTCCTTGCAGTGCCAGGCAATCGCTCCAAGCTCGAATGCGATCTGTTTCGTGAGTGCCCGATACTCCCTTACAGGAAGCTTGTTACCGGTAGGAGTCACGTCAATCAGTCGTCTGATCAGTCCCGACTTGGCATCCGTGATCTTTACCGGCTTATTCGTACCCATGAACAGGAAACATTTAAAGCGAGTGGAATATGTGCTTTTGAATTTCTCATTGACCGTCATCATCTCATGCGAGACGAGCGAGTTAAGACGAGTGTTATCCTCGATACGCGACAGATCTCCGTCGTGCTGAATCGCCACAAGAGGATTTGTGTTGAACGCCTCCAGAGCAAACGCACTGCTGGACGATCCGAGACTCCTGGCATCAAATACCGAGTAATATCCATCAAAGAGAAGCTGTATGATGTTGAGGACAGTCGACTTTCCGGTTCCCGCAGCACCATACAGCACCATGAATTTCTGTAATTTCTTGGAATCACCAGTGACGATCGATCCTATGGCCCATTCGATCTTTCGTCTCTCTTCTTCAGAATATAATACGGACATCAGCTTGTCGTATGCCGAGATGTCACCCGCTTCCAGAGGATAGGTCAGCTGCTTGCTGGCGTAATCCCTCTTCTTAACATTGGTGTTGGAAAATATAAGTTTCTCGTCAAGCATGTGGTAGGAGTCCCTGAGCTGCTTCTGACAATACTTGTGCCAGAGATCGATCATTCCGGACTCCGAATCCCACATGTGCATAACCTTTACATTGGCGTTGAACTCACCTTTATGCTTCTCGTAATAAGCGTCGAGCTCCTGATCAATCAGACGAAGAGCGTCCCCTTCGTCCGTCGACCAGAAGCCCTTATCTTCAAGCCAGATAGCATAGAAGTCCCCGCCTCGAATCATGAGATCGTTAGACTTTCGACTTGTCGGGATGATAAACTTTGGATAGATCTCTATCACGCCGTTTTTCTTACTGCGTGTCGAGACCATTAAAAAGTCGATCATCTTTAATCCCCTTTCTTAATCTCCTTCTCGAGGTCATCAAGCTTCTTGGCCTGCAGGTAGAGAAAATATCCTTCGAGTGCTACTAAAGTGGTCAGAAACCAGGTATTCATAGTGTTTGAGCGCTTCATGGAGTTGATCTTCTTAGAATTTCTGTTGACAGCGCCGGCGAAATTCTCGAAATTGTTGTTCACAAGATCGGTAAGGTCTCCAAGGTCGTGGATTTCTCTCATTCTTCTAATCTTCATCATGAATTTCTCCTTTCAAATGTTGAACAGCCAAAATATCATTTTCACAGTAACCGCTACACCGAGCGCCGCGAGGCAGGACATCATAACAAAACCGAGAATCCGCCCCAGAATATAACTGAACTTGTCACCATTCATAGTGAATCCTTTCGTTCAGGTACCACATCAACTGATACCAGATCTCCTCCTCTCTCATGTCAATCTTCTCGTCGTGAATCGTGAACAGGCCGCCTTTTCCGTCCCTCTCGAACTCCCTTTCCATAAACTTGTCGAGAATATAATCCACCTTGACCTGATCGTAATTACTGTCATACTGATCCATAAGCCCCAGAGATTCGATCATGTCCCAGAACCAAGAGCCGGTGCGATCACCGACGTCCGGATCATGCATGATCTGTTCCTCACATCTGTGTGCCAGAGCGATCATCATCTCAAGAACACTGCAGGGACGCTTGTCCAGATCAGCAGCCACCATTGCCGATGGAATATCACACTCGTATCCGAAACGGTATCTCAGATCAATGCCGTCTTCGTAACGATTGCCATCCCTCGGCAAAATATAAGTAAACTCCTGATCGAATAATTCTCTCAGGAGTCTGTCATACGAATGGTGTTTCGGCTTACCCTCCTCGACGAGGGAGCACATCCATTCGAAGTAATCAATCAAAATATCATTCATTCTTCTTTCTCCACCTCAGCCGGGGCTTATCCCCAGTTGCCTCCTCGTATGTTCTCTCGTCGCGGAGGATCTCATAATCGATGCAGAAAATATCATTCCGGATGTAGACCGAATCATCTTCGAACTCCCCGAAGTGGTTGTAGAAGTCTCCTACTTTCGTGTCTGCATCCTCGACAATATCATCCTCATCGTCGGCGAGAATCCCGTCTTTATAGAACGTAAGTTCGGCCGCATCGTAGTCCTCAAATGCCCCATAGTCTTCCGGCGCGATGACGTACGGTCCGCGATGTTTCGGCTTTCCTTTGCTGGTGCCCTGCTCGTTCTTTTCTTTAATCCAGTTTGCGAATTCCTTAATGTCTTCGGTACGGTCGACTTCCTGCTCAGGCTCTTCTTCCGAAATATCATTCGGGGCGCTTTCTTTCTCAGGCTGATCCCGGAATTTCGAAGCCAGTTCCCTGCGAGAGTCGCTGTCCTCTTTTGCGATCCTCTCATACCGATCGTTGAAGTATTTCCATGTACCGGCAATACCTGCACCCACACCAGCAGCAAACGTCAGAAAATATAATGCTTTACTCATTGTCCTCGTCCTCCTCCGAGTTCATTGTCATCGCGGTAAGCGCAAGCCCCGCAAACAAAAACGACACACTGAGGAGAATGCCTCCCACAATGTGCCGCTTGCGTTTCGAGTCGAGCGCGTAATCAATAATGTTGATAATCGACTCGAGCTCGTCCATATCACTTCCTCCTGTCTGAAAGAAGCGCCAGTCCGGTCACAAAGCAGATCCCGGACAGCGCAGACAGAGCGTAACTTACAAATATCATTCCTGCACTCATATCAGCCTCCATAGCGTTTGCAGATGTCGAGATAAATGTTGCCGTCGACGTTGAAGTCGATCGCGTAGGCGTTCTCGTATTCGCCGTACTCGTTCGGAATGCAGACGTCTGTTACCGTGAATTCGATCTGTCCATCCGCATTCTTATTCGGAGAGTTCTTGAGCCAGCCGACAACCATTCCGGCCTGATTCTCCTCAAACCCGAGCTCTCTGTATACCTCGTTAAGAGTGACGAATCCCTTGGTTGCGAGAAGACTGTTGAACTTCTTCATCTTTCCTCTGAGGAACGCCTCAACATACTGAGGATCGTTTTCCCAATACGGATTGCTGCGTGTGAAATACTTCATGTACATGCTCTCCGCATTGGGATCAGCTACGTTTATCGTCTTCTTTCGCTTCTTCTCCTTCCCGTTTTCGTCGGTATAGGTCTCCTCAACCTTCTCCTCGTGAGTACCGGTGAGAAGCTGCTTGTCGATCTCCTCGCCGAACCTGTCAACAACTCTGTCGCGATACTTCTTGAATGCCGTATCGGAGAGGCTCAGAGCCGTAGCGAGTGCTGCGTTGCGCTTCTTCATGATGCCGTGGGACGTGAACATAGCCACCAGAGACAGCGTAATTGTCCCGACAGACGGCGCATACAGACGAGCGATCTTGAGGCTGGTCTTCGCATACACCGCAGCAGTCTTCTTGCCGGCTTCTGAGTCGGTGATCTTCTTCTCTTCCTTGTCTTTCTTCACCTTCTTGAGGGTCGTGTTGTGCTCCTCGAGAACCGGATCAAGGCCGCTGTATGTCGCCTTGCACGCCAGAACTGCACCGACAGCAACTCCCACGCCGCCTCCGATCATGAGGATCTGGGGAGCATTCTTCTTGAGACCGAACTGAACCTTACCAAGCATACCGTTTAAAGAATCGAAAATCTGATTGAACTTCATACTGAGTTTCTCCTTTCAAAAATATAATTGTGAGTTAGTCTAACGGGATTGCTTTCGGCAGCTTGATCGTGTATCCGCCGCCATAAGTACGAATGACTGAAGCACCACGAAGGTTGCTCCAGCCGTATTTGTTATCGGTATAAGTTCCCTGAATATCACAGAGATCATAGTAGTCTGCCACAGATGCCCAGCGATAGACGGCAATCAGCTCGTCCATCTTGCAGAGAACCTCCTCTGCTTCGGCACGACTTTCAAATATCACGTCGTCGTAATCGTACGTGGCGCGAACCTCTCTCGCAGTAGAGCGATCCCTGTCAGAATATCTTGTGTAGCTGATTCTGGATGAACCGCCTCTGTCTCGTGACGAACCGCCAGCTGAGCCATACAGAAGCATGTCGATGCCGTTCGTAACGGTGTCTTTGATGAGCTTCTTGACAGCCGGAATCAGGACATCGCCGAAAATATAAGTTCTGATGCTGCCTATGTCCTCCTGAATCAGCGAGTCGGCGAACTTCGAAAAGGCGGTTTTCTTCTTAACCGTCACTTTTCCCGTCACAACCTTCTCGACTTTCTTCTCTGGAATGACCTCGATTTCCGGTTCCTCTTTCTTGGCCCCGAGGAATTTCGACCTGTAGGAATTGCTCGGATAATCTTCCAAAATATAATCCTCCTTTTTAATAAGTTGTAAGTTTCCCAGGCAGGGTTACCGCGCTCGCGGCCGTCTTTTTGTGCTCTCGCTTCCATCTGTAAGCGAGATTGCTGCGTGCCTTGGCCTCAGAAACAGCCATCGTTTCGCCCACCCAATTCCTCTGTACAATTTGTCCGAAGAGCTTTACCGGCCCTTCGTAAATATAACGTGCCATAAAGCTCCTCCAGCAAAAGCGAAGAGCCTGTGCGTTATGCACAAGCCCTCCGTTTGAAATATAACTTTTATTTAGTTTTCATTTTCTTCGGCGTCACAGCCGTCGAGATTGACCTTTTCGATCACAACGTCGCCATCAGGAACCACCTCCTTGGCGGTCGAGTCAACGACCGTCTCGTCCTTCTTCTTCGGACGGACCTTGCTCCATGCCCAGCGGATGCCCTTTGCCGCGCCCTTAACCACTTTGGGCCCAAAATGCCCCACAAGAGCGCCGCCTACAGCGGCACCAGCTACAACCAGAGCTGAATATCCGTTTGAAGTAGGTGCCGAAACATCGGTCGTTGCTACCTCGTTAACCTCGGAAATGTTGTCCGTAATGTTCTCAACAACGTTTTCGATTGCATTGTTCATCTCTTCGTTCATAGTTAACCTCCTTAAAATATAACTAATGAAAAGTTACCTCTTTCATTAGAGGCTATGTAATTTTCGCGCGTTATACACGCTCCTGTAGTCATAGCTCGGAGGATTCCCGAACGACATCACACGGCACGGTCGCCCTCGCCTGTCGAGCGTGGAACTGTATGAGAATTCGAACTGATCCCCATTATTGACGTTCCAACCGAGCATATCGCCCACGATCGGATCCATTGGCTCAAGACTGAGCTCTCCGTACACCTCGTTCACGGAAATATACATCTCGCTGTACAGACGTTTATTGATGAGATTTTCTATACGATTGACCTTCTCGATGTCGTGATAGAAATATCTTCCGCACAGAGCGTCGAAAAACAGTGTCGTGCCCTTGCCCGTATCGATGATCTCGGAGTCATTTACCGGATGTTCTTCGACCTTCTTCTTGGCGAGATTGTCCTTGACCTCCTTTTCTTTCTTCTCGCCGATTGTCTCGATGACTTCTTCCTTATACTCCTTGAATGCTGTCTCCGAGAGTGACAGAGCCGTAGCGAGTGCTGCGTTCCTGCGAAGATTGATCTTCTGCCCGCCGATGATACAGGCCGTAGAAGCCGCTCCCGTGATCGCTGCAGGAATATAACATTTCCAGGTTGATTTGACGACCTCCTTCTTCGTCTTGGCCTTGTCCTTTTTAATGTTCTCCATGGCCTTCGGAGTAGCCCTAACCGCAAGAACTACGGTCGTGAAGAATCCGGCGATTCCCAACCCCGTAAGAATCTCGGGACTGTGAGTCACCATTCCACCTTTCAGGCTGGTGAAGAATGCTCCAATCTTACTCATTGTTTTCTCCTTTTCTTCTTATCTTTCGGCACGGATCCTGTGTACCGAGTTTTCGCTCTAAACAGCTCTTTGTACTCGTCGCGTTTGCTTGTGATTGCCTCCTTTTCTCTTTCGAAGAATATCCTCCACGTCGTGTAGTCAGCGCATCCGGCATGGCAAGACTCGTTTCTTCGTTCACAATCGCGGCAAGGCCCTAAATCACTCACTGCATCGCCCTCACTATGTCGAGCATCGCAGCCGCAACGTCCGCAAGAATATAAAACATGTTCTTTACTTCTTCGGAGTTGAACTGGTGATGCTCAATTTCGTCTACCAGATTTGCAAGCACCATCGCCGGAGGATAATCGGACTGCTCGATCTTCTCCAAGATTTCCTCTACCGCCCACTGCTCATACACATAGCGATCGAACCTCTCCTTTCTTAGTAATCGCTTACCGGAGATTGTGTGTGGCGCGAGAAAGAATTCGTCTGAGCAATCACTCAGAACTCTCAAAATATAATCCTTATCCATTTGATCCTCCGAAACAAAAAGAAAGAGTCCTTGTTAGGACTCCTCCTTCTCCTCTTCGTCTTCTTCTTTGAAATACTTGTCTTCTAACCGTTTGGTTACATTTTCCTCCAAATGCTGCTGGTCGTACTGCGAGTTCTTAATCCCGAACGCAGCCGCAACTACGCCAAGAACGCTGCCTCCAATAATTGCTGCCTTCTGTCCTTTCCTCGTAAAGTTCTCGCTTGTTACAAAATCTCCAACACCTTTAGCAATACCCAAAATATTTTCAAACATAGTCTCAAAGACCTCCTTTCATAATATCCGATGTATTTTTCGCGTACTCAGTCCAGATAGTTGGCTGTCGGCTCGAACGGGTAATATATAATGTTGCACTCGAGCCCGTCGTCCATCGTCGTGAGCACGTGCTTGAAGTCGATCCACTGGTATCCGTAGAACTCAAAGCCAACGGACTCGCCCCATCCAAGATGTTTAACCTCGTCGAGTTCTTCCAGTCCGAGGAACTCGTAGAATTCATTGAGCGTTACATATCCCCGCAATACGAAATTCCGATTCAGGTGATACTCCGCGTCTTTCACCTGCTCATGAGTCGCGTGGAAGTATCGGTCGCCATAAATATCATACCAAAGGGGAGTCTCGTTCTCCGTTTCCTGCGCTTCCGGCGGATTCTCCTTCATGTGATCCTCGTTGATCTTGGTCATGATCGTTTTATCCGCGTCGAACTTGTCGCTGTCCCAAATATCACGAACCTTGTCACCATCATCG